GTCCCGTTAAGTCGAGTCTCCCCAAAGCATGCCACACAGTACCATAGAGGCTATTCACCCCGTCGTCCAGCGCTTCATGACCAGGAGCGATCATCTCGCGGCAGATACAATCCCAGGTGAATTCAGACAACATCGGATTGATGTTGTTGGTTGCGCCATCGTAGTCTCCACTCTGATAGACTTCGTCAACCCCAAGCGGACCGCCCATATGCCGCTGCCAAGATTCATCATCGATCGGATGACCAATGAATTCAAAAGGCGCGAATTTCCGGACAATCCCATGGATATTGGCTTGAATCATCAAGCAGAAACTCGAGGCCGCTTCCTCCTCCATGGTGATCACGCGAACTTTATCTGGTTCTTTGATGGGAAAGGGGGTGGCCAGGATCTCCCCTTTTTCGACGGTCCGGAGGACCTCCTGATCTACGTACTCTCGGAAACTAGGCACCAGCGACACGCCCCGCAAGGGTACGGTCGTCGATGTCGTTAGGCCTCCTCGAGTCGTGGTCAAGGGAACCTTCTGGATGTCAGACTCGCTCGGCAAGTTGTCACCAAGCGAGGCCGCCCAGCCCCGGAGCAAACCACCAAAAGAACCGCCCCACTGGCGATTCGTCTCATAGGACGCGTTCAAGCTCGGGATGAGATCCATAACCCGGAACTTCTGCCCATGAAACATGCGATGGCAAATCTCCCTAATGCGCGACTTGATCCTTTCACGCAATAGGTAACCAGAGAGCAACGAGGACGGACCGGCCCCTGAAAAACGGGGTTCTAAGTTCGTCATCTCGTCCCAGTATGTTGCCATCGTCTTCTCTACGAAACCCTCAGAGACCGCGGGACGACCGAGCTTGGACATAAGGATATCCAAAGCCTCTCCAATGACGCGCCGTCGGGCGGACGGACGCTGCTCATTTGAAGCTGCTCGCCGAATAAGAGATCGGCAGCATCGATAGACCCAACCGCCCCCAAGGATTCCGCGCTTCGCCAACGGTAACTCCGATATCCCATCGGAGCCATGCACCACCGGCAACCCCTCTTCGGGCTGGCCGAGAGCCCGGGCTGATAACCAAGTCGTCTGTTCCTTGACGTACTTGACAGCTCGACGCTCATCGACCAAGAACTTAATTGCCAGGTCGCGGATCACTGAGCTGGCCGGCTCGTCCTCAACAGATCGAGCCGACAGCTTCCTCGCGGTGAGCGCCATGAACCACGCTCGCCACACCCCGG